CAATGCCGGTGTGTTCACGAAGGACGATGGCAACGTGAAGATGTCTGTGTCGCATTCCTATGGAAAGCGTACACGTCGACAGCTTCGCATTGACTTCCGCAAGGTGGCGGCGGACCCGCTGGCAACTGGCTTCAACAAGGAGTACTCTTTCAGTACTTACCTTGTTGTCGACCACCCGCCGGTTGGGTTCACCAACACCGAGGTGAAGTATGTGGTTGACGCCTTGACGGCGTTTCTCACCGCTTCATCGGGTGCAAACGTTACCAAGCTTCTTGGTGGCGAGAGCTGACCCGCGGAAGGCTCTGAGTCAGAGGTACATAGCGAACATGCTAGGGATTGCGACCCCAATATGAATGGAGGCACAATGAAAAGCCTGAACGCTCTCTGGCTACGGGTCCTGAACGAATTCGGGGCCCTGTGTTGCGTGAGCACCGACCGGGATAGGGAGACCTATCTCCGGCGAGTCGAATCTGAAGGTATAGAGTTCTTAACTCTTACCCTACCACAGTTCGGAAAAGACTTCGAAAGAAGTCTCGAAGACTGTGACATCTGTGACCCTGATCTCTTTGTTGGATGGAATCGTCGGAAGACTTTTCCAGGTGATTACTATGTCGAGAACATCGACATGCTGGTCACCTACAACCAGGAGTTCAAGGCGGCCCCTCGATTTCTGAGCGGCTTTATGGATCAGATATTCGATTCAAGAACTGGTGCCCTTCTCGTACAACCTAATATCGATGCAATAATTGCCGTGCGTCAGCTGACGCTTATGTACGGCAAGCTTCTCATCCCATGCAGTGATGCTAGGGTAGAGAAGGCGATTGCGGGTTATATCGAGATAGAGAATGAAGTTCGGCGAAACGATGCTAGTCTGGAAATGTCCCCTGGATCCCTTTCGGGAGAGGGGCTTCTCCATGACTTCAAGAAGGCATCGCTGGTCATGTGGGGAACAGTGCTGCAACAAATAGACGAAGATGTCTATTACGGCCGCATCATCCCACGTCATGGCCCGGGAGCCACTGCTGACCGACTCACTGGCAACAGTAAGTTTGATCAGCTGCAGTGGACTGAAAGGCTCGAGAGGATTTTCCCCTTCGGGGAGTTCGCTCTGCCTAATTGGAGGTACCAAAGTGCCTATTCCCGTGTCGAATTTCTGAGTCCCGGTGCCGAGAAACCTGTGAAGGTTATCACGGTGCCTAAGACGGCCAAAGCCCCACGCATTATTGCGGTGGAGCCTACTTGCATGCAATACGTGCAACAGGGTCTGCTGCGACGATTTGTGGAGTACA